GGCATATCGTTCCCACTCTCACCCACCGCCGCTTGATTCGGACGTAGCAGACCTTGACGTCCCCCTTGCGGGCTTTGGGCTGCCCCTTCCGCTTGCGGGTTTTGACGCCTCTCGGGCAAAAGTAGTGGGGTTGAAGTCTCATTTAAGGTATACCATAAGGCGGGGGTGGTTTCGCCCCCGAACTTTTTTTCGGAAAACGAATCATTACGGGGCTCCAAGGGTGAACCTCTGCTCATAGAGCCACTGGCGAAGGCTGAAGGTGGTCTCGATATCGAGTACCCGGTACTTCTCGGCCGAGATCCCGCACCTTTCGTCGGTTACGGTGATGACGTCGTAGAGCTCCTGGCCAACGTTGGTGGGGACGGTTATCTGGCCTCCCTGGCTTCGCAATGACTCCCTCCGGAGAATAGCGTCGGCCCTCTCTTGGGCCCTGGCGGCTGATTGAAGGTTGGGATCATAGTCCTGGCAAAGGATATCGATGCCGAGCTGGAGGTTAGTCCAATCGAAAGCGTCTTCAACGATTCGGGATTCGTCCTCTGCTCTCCCGATGGCTCTTGCCCTGGTTAATGAGACGGCTTCGGCATACTCCCCCTGGAGGATGACGTGGGCTGTGCCGTAGGAATACGAGCTCGCCTCATCGTCCTCCAGGTCCTTGACGTAGGCCTCATTGCCGTCGAAGATGAGGGCGTCGGGGATAAACGAAAGGATGCGTCTCAACGCTGCGTCTCCCCTGGTCCCCGGCTGCAGGGTGAAGTCGGGATAGAGGTTATCAACCGCTGAGCTCCTGGGGACTCCCCCAGGGCTGGTAAGGTTAATTCCCCACCTGCAGATAATCTCCTGGATAATCTCCCACACCCTCTTATCTGCCGGCCACCGCATTTGAAAACGGGCGGACCACTTATCGGCTAATCCCTGGCCATCCAGGCAAACCAGGGTCAGGGTTGATGTGTTGGGGCTGGAGGAGTACTCCCAGGAATCGATCCAGTACCTCCCCCCCTCCACCGCTTCGCTTCCTTCAGAAGTCTTATAGCCTAACTTTAAGACCACTTCGCTTCGCTTTGCGGGCGGGGTGGCGTATTGGGCGGAACTGTTATTAAGTTCTATGTTCAACGTTCTACGTTCCAGGTTCAAGGAGAGGATATCCTGGGTTAGATCTAGCGGGGTTCCCGCTGGCCTGGGAGCCCTCCACACTCCGTCGGGGCGTTCCAGCCACCAGTAATCGGATGTTGAGGATGTTCTAAGTCCAAAGTTCGAGGTTATATTCAAGAAGGGTTTGGGCTCGGTGAAGGCCATGGAGCTGAAGGCTGAGCCTCTGACAGAATGACAGATTAACGGCATGGTATAAGCGGTTGTTCCGGAATACTTTTCCACCGCGGTGAGCTGGGTGTTCTCGTAGTCCTGGACTGATGCAGGGTTGTGACAGTCGGGGTACTCATAGGTGACGTCCTCACCGTCGGGGCTGGTGATGAAATACTGGAAGGCCAGCCAGTCGTAGTTACTGTCGAGCTGGGTGCGATAGAGGGCAATGAAGCTGTACGGCTCCGCTGTCTCCCTGGCAGCGAAGACGACGTCGATGTGGTTGGGGGTGAAGGAAGCTCCGATGCCGTAGGTGGCTGTCAGGGGGTGGGTTACCGGCTCGCTATGGGTATGCTGGCTGGTCTCCTGGTCTGAGGAATCCAGGACGACAGCGTTGAGCTCGGCTGCCTTGGCAGCAAAGCAAACGACGATGTCTCCCGTTGACCACCAGGTGGCTGCCATAGATAAAACATCGGTATAGGCTACGAGCTGGGCGTTGTTCCAGCTCTGGCCATAATCATGGCTGTAGTACTTCCACAGGACGTTTGCCGTGGTCCTGTAGAAGATGTAGACCTTCGCCCCATGGGCGGCGATAGCACACGGACCCTGGCAATCCGCAGCTAGCTGCGTCCACTGGGAATAGTCCGACTGATCATCGGGGCTGGTGACCTTCTGGTGGTAAAGCTTATTACTGGAATCCGCGCGGATGCGGTGCATTGAGCCCTGGCCGTCGAAGGCGATGCCATGGTGGTTGTCGGCCTCGCTGCCGTCATAGAGTCTTTCCCAGGACAGCCTCTTGATGCCCTGCTCGAAGTCGTAGACCTTCGCCTCCACGTAAGGAAGGCGGTCGGGTTTCTTCTGGGCGGCGGTTAAGCTGGCGCTTAAGGTTTTCATGTTCTAGGTTCTACGTTCTATGTTCCATGTTAAAAGAAGGTCACCTGGACTAGCTTGGCGATGATGAGCCAGGCGATGACGCCGGTGGCTCTGCCTGCCAGGTAATAATGGTATTCGTCCTCGATGCGGAAAAAGTAATCCTCTTTCATCGGCTGCCGTGCCGGCCAGGGGCAAAGGACCTCGAAGAATCCGACAAGGAAGGCATGCCACTCCTCGCTGGTGCTGAGCAGCTCTTTAGGCACAATACCCTTAAAAAACGTGCGAGAACGGGCTTTTGAGTCCTCTTCCGTAGTATTCGTCACTTTCCCCCTTTTTGGTGCCGTTTATATCAATGCTCAGCCTTTACCCTTCAGGGGGTTAGTCTCCACGGCGTCAACCTTCTCGCTGGAAAATAGTTCTAGTTGTGGGCTGAGGATACTAAACTCGAGGATACCTGCCTTCTGAGCCTGGAAAAGGCGCTGCAGCTGCACCGGGTCGATATCGGGGCTGGAGAATTTGAAGGTTGCCTCAAGCTCGCCTACATCAGATGTTCTAATTGATGTTTGAAGGTTTGATACCCTCCCTGTAATTCCTATCTGTTTCATGTTCCCTCCTTTCTTATATCAATGCTCCCAGGGTATCGGGGACCGGCTTATCGGCCTTCTGGTAATGTCGGGCTAAATGCCTGGCTGCCGCGATGATATCCTCGGGGTCGGCCTGGACCCTCTCCCCGCGGTAACCGCCTCTCGATAATGCTGCCACCGCTGCCGGCATGCGGTCCCAGTCCACGGTCTTCTCGATATCGATCCTGCCCTTCAGAGCTCGGAAGATGGCTTTGGTATGATGGGGAAGCTTCCAGGTCTCAGGATCCTCGGGGTCACCGACGATGGCGAAGGCTTCTTTGGGAAGTCCTTCTTTTGTGATGTCTTTGCTCATTAGTTCCTCCTTGTTAGCTCCTTTCTACCTTCAGCGATATTGTCACCCTGGTAATCGTGGTGCATGAATCGACGTTAAAAGCCAGGATGTCACCCGAGGATATGGACTTTGTCCAACCCGTAAGGGTGGAATCCTGAGACTTCTGGCTTGCGGATATCGTCGGAGGAGCTGACGCCGTTATCGAGTCAGCATCGGTTGGCGGAAAGTTGGCGTAGGTGTCCTTCCAGATATCCACAACGATTGAGCCTGATTGGTCGGCCTCCATCGTTACCTGTTTGATGGTGCAGGCGAATGGTATTTCCAGGTGACCTTTTTCCCCTGTGGTGATGGCCTCGCCGCCGCCATCGATGACGAAGGTGATGCTGGCTGTGCCTGAGCTACCTGCTGGCCAGGAAGCCACGACGCAAGCGTCCCTGGGGTTTCCCCCTGGTATGGCTACCAGGACGTAGTTACCGATGATCATCGCCTCCGGTGCGATGTTTGTGGCAACGGCGATATCATCGAGGTAGGTTGTCAGCGAACCGACGAGCTGCACACCCGCCGTGTGGGTGGTGCTGTTCCAGATCTTCAGGATACCTAACTCAAGCATCGGGATTGCTTCGCTTTACTCGCAATGACATTTTAGTCATTGGTGTAGAACTCCCTGGCGATGACACGGCTCTGGAGGGCTTTCAGCTTCTTCTCATAGCGGTCAAGCCTCTCTTTCCCCCACTTCAGGAAGTTAATCGTTGCCCACTTGCCGGCAATGGTAGCTTTATCAACGGTATAGACCGATGCCGATGCTGCCAGGTAACCGGTGGCCCCCAGGACGATGATCTCCTCGAACTGGCTCGGGATGGTGGATGACTCGGCAAGGGTGTGCTCCTTGTACCACTTTACCCGGGCATCGCTGCCGTCGCCTTCGTCGCTCATCTGGATGGTATCCTGCCAGATTCGGAACTTCTGGTAGTAAGTGGGGTTCTGGCCGATGGGGAACTCAACGGACTCCACCCTGATTAAACCTGTGAGGCTGGAGATATCGATGTCCCTCGAGCTCTCCACGGTAGCGATATCGTCCTGCTGCTGTATCGGCTTTACTATAGAGAACTCCCTGACGACTCTCTCGATGGCTCCGTCCACCTGGTCGTTGGTCCAACGGTAATTTTGAGCATCTTCGTCCTGCAGGTCCTCCCGGACTCTGCCTCTCATTGTTGCTAGGTCCATAATCTCATCCTTTCAGTTAAGGGGAGGGGGAGGTGACAGTCCCCCTCCCCCAGCGCAGGAGGTTAAGATGTGGTCTTGCCGGCCGGTGCGATCCACCGTGCTGGTGGCCAAGAGGACTTCCATGGCCTTCAGCGGCGCGAACGTTGCCCACTTCCTCACTTGAAACTAGCCTAATGGGACGTATCCTCTCCTGAAGCCCGCGGGCCCGTGCCAGCAAGTTCATTTATCCTTTCACTCCTGTCAGCATGGCCGCTTTCACGTTGGAAAAGAGGGCCAGCGACACATACCACTTCACCCTGGTCCTGGTGGCGTCCTTGGTCTCCAGTGAGCCAAGCCGCTCCACCTGGAGCATTTCGGGACTGGACAGTCCACACACGCCGCCTTCGCCCATCTGGAAGGCGAAGATAGCGGAGCAGTCCTCCGACGTGCCGACGGTGTAGTTATCCTTCACCCAGTCGTTGACCCGGATAGGGATGCCGTTATAGAGCTGGATCTGCTCCATGAACATCCCCGGTCGGGTCTCAAGGACCGTACCTGACGCCCTGATTAAGGACTGGACCTTCCTGCGGCTCCGCTTGCTCATCAAGAGCATGTCGGGCTTACCGCCTCTGACCAGGTCAATGAGCTTATCCAGGTTGTCGAGGGTCAACGTGGCTCCGTTGGCTCCCGTTCCGAGCCAGTGACCGTATTTGCAGGTCCAGGTCACCTGGTCGTCAACAACGGTGGCTCCCTCCTGGGTGGGCCAGGTAGGCTCGGTAGTGGCATGAGTCTTTTTATCGCCGGCTGCCGCCGTGCACTCATACCGGAAGCCGTTCTCGAGGCCTTCGGTGGGGACAACGATATCGCCCACCTCTGTGACGGTGTCGGCCACCCAGGCTGTGTCCTGGAGAAGCTTATACAACCCCGACGGCTGGTTCGATGTGCCGTCCGCGTTCAGGAAGGCGTTCTCAAACTCGTGCTGGACCGCCTTGGCCTTCTGCTCGATGACGGCTACCTCGAGGTCCTGGATATTACTCCTGGTTGACTTGAGGAAGTTGTCGACGTCGGCGTCTCCGCCGAGGATCTGGAGGGTAGCGGTCACCTGCTCGAACTCGGGCTCGGACTGAGTCCATGTACCGGTAACAGGCGCATACCACCCTACGCCGGGCAAAGTCTTCTCACGGTTATACTTGAGACTGTTGCCCACGATCTGAATGAAGGGCAGCTCCTGCAAAATCGGGCTGTCCTTGATAATGGTCTCGATGATTCCTTTGAGAAGGATATCAGTAGAGAGTTTTGATGCTTCGTCTAAGCTTATCGACATAATTAACTACCTCCTTTTTGACGAAGTCCAGCGGCGATCATCTCCTTATTGGACATACCCTCGGTCGTTTCTCCCCTGGTCGGAGCTCCAGCGGGTACTTTGGCTGCCGCAGTTTCCGACTCCAGGGTCTTCTTGACCGCTGAGACCAGGCCTTTGCCTTTCTCGACTGAGGCATCGATCTCCTCGATGGTCTCGCCGGTGATCATGTCCTCGGGGACCTGGGGATTAGAGGCCTTGGCCATGCCGAGGTACTTGGAGACTGCCTGGTCCCTGGCTTCCTTCACCGATGCCAGGTCGGCAGCTGACGCTTCGCTCTGGCTCTTCGCTTCGCTTAGCGCCGCTTCGAGATCGGTGAGCCTGGCGTCCTTCTCGGCCATGGCCTGCTCGAGGGCGGACCTGGCCTCGTCGGCTTCCTGGAGCTGAGCCTTCACGGTCTCGAGCTCTTCGGGGGTGGAGACGTTGTCCTGGTCCTCCGGGGCTTCGTTTACTTTCTGGTCTTCCTTGTTGTTGGCTTCTGCCATAAATTCCTCCTTGTTATTGAGCTATTACTCAGGCACTTCCATGTCCGCGGCAACCGCTCTCTCTCTCGCTCCGCCACGTGTGGACGCTGCCCTAAACTCCTGGTTCATTGTGAGGATCTTCTCCCTCTCCTCAAGCCACCTGGTGAACTCCTCGTCGGGGTCGATAATTCCCATTTCGTCCATGGCCGTCCTCCGGGAATGGACTCCTGCCTGTACAAGGAGCTGCTCGTTCTGAGCCTGACGCTGGGTGTCCTGGGGAAGGATCTCCCCCCACACAACACGGTGGGTAATATCCTCAAGGTTCTCATTCATATACCTGGCTGCCAGCCGCAGGACCATGTCGGTCCTGTGGTGATAGGCGTTTGTCCTGATGGTCCTTTTCCTGGTGACCTTCTGGAGCAATGATCCGAGCTCAATCTGCATGGCTGCTCCTGACAGGTCCCTCTCGGTGCCGCCGTAGGCTGCTCGAGGCGTTTCGGAGATATCGTGAAGGCAGCGGTAGATCAAATCAATGTAATCGATATGGAGTCTGATGCCACCACCCTGGAGCAGGTCTAACAGGTAGGCCTTGGCATCCTCGGGTATGGTCCACACCGCTCCCGGCTGGACCTGGATATCCTCTGCTTCGCCGATGTTCTCGAGGACTGCGATGGGATTGCCTGACAGCTCGAGTATTCTAGACAGCTGGCTGACCGCCCGGTTCAGCTCCCGCTGAGGCTGTTTAATTGAGGGGATATCGGAGGTCCCCCAGAACTGTTTAGGCTCCCTCAAGTTAGGGAAGATAACAAACGGGATAAAGCCGTAGGGGTTTGGCTTGGACTCGATGCGGTCGTTATCCAGGAAAAGCTCGAAGTCCTTGCTTGTCCACAGCTCTGTGACGGTGGCCGCTTTTGTGGCGCCGTAAAGAAGGTCGGCCTCGGCCTTGCTGAGCTTATACCTGGAGGCCACCCGCCACACGTTGCTCAAGTCGTCACCAATCCACCATGCGTAGATCCCACGGACATCGGGGGCGGTTATCTTGATACGCTTCTCATCCGGGTCCCAGATGACCTTGTAGCATCCGTCTCCCAGGATAGCGGTATCTATCTCGGTCTCCCAGTCGAGCTGCTGGAGGTTGTTGCTTTGATAGACGTCCTGGAGGAGGTGCTCTGCGTGGATAACCTTTGCCTTGAGCTCGTCGGTGTTCTCGGTAGGGTAGAAGGCGAAGGTCAACCCCTGCATTAGATAGCTGGTGACCTTATCGATGGCCACCTTGGCATAGTTAAATACCAGCTGGCGGTGCCTCCCTTTCTTCTCCCACTGGCTGCCATTGTAGAAATTGAGGTTGGTGGTATAGTCTGCCAGCCTGTTGGTGTCGATGCGGGCTAATTCTGCAGGATTAAATTCATTCATCTCGTAAGCCTCCCTTGGCTATTCTCGGAATAAAGTCTTTTGCCCCCTCGACTAGCAGGGCAAGGCTCATTAAAAAATCGTCGTGTCCCTCTGAAGGATCGACGTAGAAATTCATCGTCTGGTTGGGACGGAATTGCTGCCGTGCTCTCTCTAGCTGAAACATCATTGCCTTATACTCGGGGCTGCCGTCCTGCTTATAAAGCTTCAATCTGGAACTGTTGACGAACGCCAACACTTCGAAAGCCAGGTCGGACTTGCTCTTCTGCGTGAATGTGAACGGTTGTATGCGGCTGCCGAGCTCCTTTCTCAAGAAGCTGGCCACAGGCTGTCCGATGCCGGTAGCGTCAACGGTGACTCTGCGGCAATTCCACTTCTTCAGGATATCCACCGTCTGGCTGTAGACCTGGCTGTGCGGCATGCCTGTCCACTGGTAATGCTCAACTACCTGGAGGGATGGCTCGGTGCGAGTGGTGTCTATCTCTGCGATGGTGATCACTGTAGAATCGAGCTTTTGCCTAGCTGCTGCCAGGGCTACTTCTTTGGTCTGCTCCCTCTCCCCCGCCAGGTCTATGCCGGCGGTGTAGACTTTGCCTGGCTCTGGCTCTTTAAGACGGGGATTCGAACCCATCATCGTCACGATCTGCTGACGACTCAGGAAGCCTCCCCCTCCACTGATAGGCAGCAGCAAGTACTGGGTCCTGAACAGGGGATGCTCTTCGCCGAGTCTGGCTCTTTCGCTCTCTACGTATCTTTGGTAGTCGGGGTTGTACCTGGATACTTCCTGCCAGTCATATCGGAAGTGACGCTTGATGCCGTCCTTCCGCTCGAGCTCAATGTTGGTCTGCTTTATCTCTTCCAGCAGGGTGGTATCGTCCCAGGTTGTGCCGTAATGAACAGTAGTGACATTAGTGGAGCTCCCCATGGGGCGAAATTCCTTGGTATATTTCTCCTTGCTGACGTCCTGCGACTCGTCAATCTCAAGCAGGATATCGGCGGTATGGCCTACAACGGAGGACGACTCCTCAGCTGACAGGAATATCTGCCTGGCTGCCCCCAGGATAATGATGTAGCCCATCTCGGTATGATAGATACCGTTAAACCCGAACTCGTCCAGCCTCTCCTTTAGCCTTTGCATGGATATGATGGTCTGCGGTTTGAAGGTGGGTGAGCATTTGACCAGGCTGCCGCCGTTGGCCATATACAAAGTTAACAGCAGGACTTCAAGGTGAGCTGACAGCTCGTTCTTGCCCCCCTGGCGGGAGATCTCCACCGATAAGGTTAATCCACTGCGGTTCTGGACACTGTCGATTACCGCCTTTGCTACTTCCTGCTGGTATGGTCTCAAGTTCATTTTGTTAATGCTTTCGTTGCTACGGTAATACCCAGGGGAACGGCCACCTCTGTTAGGACCTTGGCGATGGCATCCTTCAGGGACCGCTTTTGCTCGCCGGTGATCTGATAGCGGGTCCGTACCAGGCGGGCTATGGTATTGGCTGCCTCCAAGTGCAGGTCAATGCGGTCGGGATGGTTCTCTGCTAGCTCCCTGAGCTTTACCCGGAGCAAAGCGATCTCCTGGTCAAGCCCTTCGACGTAGGCCGCCTCATCGAGCTCAACCATCTCCGCCTCACTTAGCGCCCTGCTGTAAAAGCCGTGCCTACGGGCGTTTTGGTTGCCTTTTGGGGCGCCTCTTTTTGTCATTCTCCTCTACTTTCGCCTTGACCATGCCGTAGACCAGAGCATGAGCGGCAAGGTCGTAGTTTTGCTCTGTCAGGGCTACCTTCAGCAAATTTAATTTAACTGCCATGATGTCAATCCCCCCTTTTGTTCGTTACGTCACGGGCAAACTTCTCCTTTACGGCCTGGGTTATCCATGGGCCGATGCCGACTCCCGATAAAGAGGCTCCGGCTTTGGCGAGTCGGCGGGCCTCGGGGTCAAGATTCCTGATGTGATACCCTTTGTCCTTTTTAGTTTTAGTATTTAACATAGTGACCAAATTTCCCCCTGGTGTATTTATTAGCGATCGGCAAGGGTTGCTGCTCTTCGCTTTCTTGCTTCGCTTCGCTTTGAGGTGCGATCCGGTGGGCTGTTCCCCTGCCTTCGCCCAGCCTGGTAATCGTTATGCGTGCCCAGTTTGTATCGTGAGGTATTGAGCTGAGGTCTCTCATGGATTCCTCCCCAAACTCCCAATCGGCGGGCTTGCCGTCAATGATAAGCTTCGCTTGGTATCTCCAGCGTTTCGGGTTTCCCGACAGACAGTGGGGGCATCCCTGCCCCAGGCAGAGCTCGCTTCGCTGCCCCGTCCAATGTTTCGCAACGGTCTTAATGGAGTTAAAGTCGATGATGGCTTGGATGGTGTCGCCTTCCTGGACTTTAAGCCACATGCTGGGCCCCCTTTCCTCTTTTTGAGTTTTATGTTATTACTGCTTAAGCTTAAGCTTAAGCTTTCACTTACGCTTTTACTTACGCTTACGCTTTCATCAAGCAGCGCGATTGAGCTTTTGAGATGGTGCGGGATGAGGTCGAGGTAAATCGCTGTGGTTGCCATGTTGCTGTGCCCGAGCAGCTCCTGGACGGCTCTAAGGGGCGCTCCCCGTTCGACTAAAGCGGTAGCGAAGTAGTGCCTGAGCGAGTGGGGTGACAGGTCGGAATAACCAGCGGCTCGTGCGTAATACTTCACAACCTTCCAGAGCCGGTTGGCAGCGAAAGGGAATATTCTATCTGTGGGTCTGATGGCTTGTTTCTCAATGTAGGTGCGGAGGGGATTCTTTAGCTGGCCTGATAGAGGTATGGTCCTGTGCTTATCGCCCTTGCCGTGCCTGACAAGAATATAGTCGTCGGTGATATCGCAGGGGCGCAAAGCCACAATCTCTGCTCTCCTAAGGCCTGTAAAGGAAAGCATGAGAAGTATGAGCTTGTCTCGCTCTTTATTCTGTGCCCAGGGGCCCGCCCTGGTGTCGATGGCGTCAAGCAGTCTCTGGAGGTCGGCTGCTGAGTAATAAGGAGGAAGGTGCCGGTGCCGGCGGAACTTAATTTTGAGCGGGATCTGCAGGTATTCGAGGTACGCCTTGATCGGTACGTAGTATAGGCGGATGCTCTGCTGGGCGTAGCCTTTCTCCCTCATCTGGGCGAGGAAGAGCTTGGCGGCGTTGGCCGTGATGGGGCGGTCTCCAAGCCATGTCTGGAAGGTTCGCAGCTGCTGCTTATACTGTGAAAGCGTGTTTGGGGCCAGATCCTGGAGCGATAGCTCGGCAATGTAGTCTGTGAAATTGGCGATGTTCTGTGCCTGTGTAGCGACGTAGTCAGTCATTGGAGCCCCCCTTTCTGGAGTGAAGTGTTTATTGGTGTAGTGGAATGGCCTGTGCCGGATGTGTAGGGAAATGGTAAAAGAGGGCTGGTAAAAAATAAAGAGGCACTATAACTATTAACATGACTGGAGCCAATGAATTCTCCATCAGTCTAACCCCAGCAAATTGGAGCTTTGGAACTGTAACTCCAAACACAGTAAATACAACAGACTTAACACAGTTCAACCTG